GATCCAGAAAAGAAGTGACGAATAACAATGTTATCTTTACAGGTAGCACTGCTGAGTTGAATAAGTTAATTAAGAATATGTCTAAAGGAGAATAATTATGGCTTTACCAATGAATAGCACACCAATTTATAATTTGGTGGTTCCATCAACTAAGAAGTCTGTTACATACAGACCATTTTTAGTTAAGGATCAAAAAGCACTTTTAGTTGCACAACAAAGTGCTGATCAGAGGGTAATGATTGATACATTGAAAGAAGTTATTAAATCATGTATCACAGAAACTATTGATGTTAGTAAATTAGCGATCTTTGATATCGAGTATATCTTTACTCAGTTAAGATCTAAGTCAGTCGGTGAGACTGTTGATATTATTTTATCATGTGATGAAGATCACGGATCAGATAATGAAAAGGCTAAACTTAAACATACAGTAGACCTCTCTGAAATTAAGGTTCAGGAAAAAGAAGGACATACTGATAAAATTGGATTGTTTGGTGATGTTGGTGTAGTTATGAAGTATCCTAATATCGATGATATTAAAAAACTACAAGGTGGAGCAGTAACGAATGAAGACACCTTTAAATTGGTGGCTTCTTCAATTGATTACATCTATGATAATGATGCTGTTTATCATGCGAAGGATCAAACTGAGCAAGAACTAATGGATTTTATTAATAATCTGACATCTGAGCAATTTGGTAAGATTCAAAACTTCTTTGATACTATGCCAAAGATGACTCATACGATTAATTACAATTGTCCAGTTTGTAACAAGGCACATAAGATTGTCTTGGAGGGCATGGAAAGTTTTTTTTAATAAACCTTTGTCATGACACTTTGGTGAATCATTATAAAATGAATTTTGCCTTATTGCAATACCACAAATATGCTTTATCAGATATTGATAACATGTTACCGTTCGAGCGAGAGGTCTATGTCTTTATGTTAAAAGAATACTTAGAAGAAGAAAAGAAACGACTAGAGAGCAAATAAATGGAACTCGTACTTCAAAAACAATCTAATCAGCTGGCGCAAACAGGCAGCAAACCAATATCATCTTACGGTGGTGGAGGTGGTGGCTCAGGTGCAGCTGGTGGAATGGGTAACTTAGCAGGAGAACTAATCAGTTCTTTACAAGACTTAACATCTGGTATAAGAAAATTAGTTACTGCTGTTCAGTTCAATACTAGAGCACTTAGTAGTGTACCAACTACTAGTGGTGGCGATGGCAAAGGTTTAGAAACGGAAATTGAAGGTAATAGAGCAAGAGATATTCAATCAGGATTGTTAAGTAAAATCGAAGAAAACACTCGTGGTATGGGTGGTAAAAAAGACGATAAGAAAAAAGACAAAAAGGAAGATAGTAGCTGGCTGGCAAATATTGGTAAATTTGGTCTTTTGATTGCTGGAGCACTAGGTTTTGTTGCTGGATTATTTAAGGCTCAAATTGAAACAATGAAATTCTTCGCTAAACTTTTAGCAGAAGGTGCTACACAGGTAGGAAAAGCATTAAAAGGTTTAGCAAAGTTTTTAGGACTAGATGGATTTGGTGCTAGTATTGCAGAGAAGTTTAAACAAGTCGTCACTTTCGTTGACGGTATTATTGATACTATTAAAAGTAAAATTACAAAAATTGGTAGTACAGTTGCTGCATTCTTTGAAGAATCAGTGGCTAAGTTTAAGAAGTATTTCTCTTTCTTTGAAGAATCTGAAATTGGTAAGAAGTTAAAAAGCATTGGAACATTTATCAGCGACACTGTTGGTAAGTTCGTAGAACCATTCAAAGATGCTTTCAAAGCATTGGGTGAAGAAGGCACTGTGATGAAGTTTATATCGAAGATTAAAGACTTCTTCGGTGGTATGGGTGAATACTTCAGTAAATTTTCTAAAGTATTTGGTGTTGTTTCTAAAATTGTATCTAAAATAGCATATCCTTTACAAATCATTATGGGATTATGGGATACTGTTAAAGGTGCAATGGAAGGCTATGAGAAAGAGGGTATCTTTGGTGCTATCCAAGGTGGTATTACTGGACTAATCAATGGCGTATTCATGTCTTTCTTCGATTTAGTCAAAGATGGTATCTCTTGGATCTTAGAAAAGATTGGATTTAATGATGCAGCCAAGTTCTTAGATTCATTCACATTCTCTGACTTGTTTGCTTCATTAATGGACAAGATATTCCATCCAATCAGAACACTACAAGAAGCATTTGATAATCTTGATTTAAAAGCATTGGTGTTTGAACCAATGGCAAAGGCATGGGCATTTTTGAATGATGCTCTTGGTGGAATCCCGCAAAAGATTGTTGATAATATTGATTTGTATATCATACAACCACTGGCTAACATATTCGCTCCAGTTACTAAAATGTTTAGTGATATGGCTGCAAAAGTTATTGGATTCTTTAAGGATTTTAGTATCCCTGGAGTTTCGATTAAGATTCCATTTAAGGATGAACCATTAAAGATTGGTCCATGGTATCCTTTCAAAGGTGATACAAAATCTGAAAGTGGAGGTGGTGACGCAGCTAAACCTGCAGCTGCAGCAGAGACCAAAGGTGCTACACCTGTTGTGGCAAGTGAGACTAATAAAGTTTCTACTGTGGCTCCAACAGAAGCATCAAATGTAACTGCTGCTTCTAAAACTAATGCTGAGTCTGCATTAGCAAGAGCACAAACTGTTGGTAATAATACTAGTGTTGTTAATGCTCCAGTTATGACTAATAATAAAACAACTCAAATTATGAAACCACCTATTCGTAATACAGAACCTTCGGTTAATTCATACCTTAGAAGTAAAATGGTTACATAAAAAAGGGATCGTAAAGATCCCTTTTTAATTTCTACTCTAAAGAATTAATCTTCTTTAGCAATCTTTTCGAAGTATGACATTACATCGTCATCGTCTTCTTCTATCGCCTTAGGTGCTGGTGCAGGTTTAGAAGCGATCTTTGGTGCCGAAGCTACTGGACGATCTTCATCTTCAGCGATCTGTGCAGCAGACTTGCTAGCAAAAGAATCACCAGATAAAACTTCATTCAGTTTCTTCTTCAACTCATCATAAGACTTGAAGTTCTTACGATCAGTAAACTCAGACAACTTAACCTGAGCAGAAGCGATCTTAACGATCTCGTCATCAGAACCAATTGCTGCTGGCTCCATAAATGCAGACTCATCATAGTTTGCGTAACCATCTTTCTTACGCATACGGAGTTTGAAGTTTGCACCTTCCCAGAAGTCAAAGACATTGACTGGCTTCTCATCTTCAAAAGTTGGACGAGCCTTGTCCATAATCTTATCAAAGATTTTCTTACCAAACTTCCACAAGAACACTTTACCTTCATTCTCAGGATGCTTAGGATCTGATACAATCAGAATGTTAGCAGTGAATGAAAGACGACGCTTTTGTTTACGAGCAATCTCTTTGTTTGCTTCAGAACCAGAGTTCCAAAGTTGAGTGTTCAATTCACCGACTGGATCATTTTCACCAAGAGTTGTTAGGGAGTTTTCGATATACCATTTTCCAGTTGGACCTTGGAAACCATGAGAAAAGATACGAACCCATGGGAGTTCATCACCTTCTACACGTGGTAGGAATCGGATTGTTGCTGTTCCGTTGCCAGCCTTGTCACCTTCGAGTCGCCAGAAGCGATCATCTGTGAAAGACTTTTGTTCGGATTGGGGATTTGCGACTTTTTCGAATGCGTTTGAAATAGCACCAAAGTCAGAGTTGCGCATTTTGCGTAGAGATTGAATATCCATCGTATTTCCTTTGTATTAAAAGTATTAATTTGTATTATCGTTTTGTATATGTTGAATCTGAATGTCATCACTAATCTCAACCTCATCGTCAAATGAGTCATCATCTAAATCATAGTCTTCATCAACATAACTATTTAGCGTTTTCATACCACCACCTTTTCCAGAACGCTTCCCAGAAAATTCTTTATCAGTTTTTTGCTTATTGTATGTCTTACCCATTGTATCACTCTGCAAGTTCTTCTTTAAAATGCTCGAAGATTTTACTTATCTTAATTCTATCGTATTTCACGAACCCAGTCAACTTTTTAATTCTTCGCAACTCATCTTCCCATATGTATTTTACAGAAGCATGAGTTGACCATTCATCAAGTATGTCTATCTGGTTGTTTATAATATTTAGAGTTTCTATTGCAATTTTACCTCCAACAAATAAGTTTAATGCTACTGGATATTCGTTTTCAGTAAACTGAAATATTGCAGTTGGTTTTAACTTGTTCATTTCAACATAAGTTAATAGAGTCGCTAAGTCATCCACGAAAATTTTAGTCATAGACTGCTTTCGTTTCTGCCATTGCAAATAATTATCGTCTGCTTCTTGACCAGCATAAATTGCTTGGTCATTACCATATGCAAAGTTCGCTACAAAGAACTGGATGATTTCCTTATCATCTGGTCGTTTGCCAGCTAACTTCTCAAATATGTATCTGTCATTGCGAGCATTAAATGCTTCACGAGTACCACGAACATTACCTCTGTTCTCAAAAACATTGAATCTGTCGGTGGTAAAATGAAGTTTAATTGCTAGGTAATAACGATATGCCTTAAATCCATCCATTACACATCCAGTTGTGCTTGCTTTGGTAAGTAGTTCAATTCACGAAAGTCCATCTCAATTTTATCTTTCAGAGACTTGTTAATCAACTTCGATACATCTTCTGGTTCTAGATAGTTTTCTTTACAATACTCAAGAACAGCATCCATATAACTCAATTTGCTATCACGAACCATCTGCTCTATGTGAAGAGAAAATTCGTTTGCAGTTTTAAACATTTCGTTCCTTATTAATCCAGTACTGAGTTGCTTTAAGTTCATGATCTACCTTTTCATATTCTTTGAGTTTATTTTTATACAGTTTCCAGACAGGTGTATCAGTTTTATCAGGATCCATCTGTCGTTCAAACTTCTCAAGGAACATAGAGAAGAATTTATCTAATTTCATTTTTTGGACTTGTAAGTCGCTATACTTCTCAATCAGTGTCATAATATATTATACCTTATTTGTCATTGCAAGACAAGTTAATTAAATTGCCACCATAGAATGCAACATCCATGATTAATGCTTCATTTTCATTCTGCAATTTCTCAATCTTTGCTTTCATACACTGAGTTTCTTCATAGTGTCGTTTGCGGAGAAGTTCAATCTCTGCATCTTTCTCAGAACACTTAACACAAAATTCACTCATCACAATCCCCTAATATAGTTAATAACTTCTTTTGCATCTCTGTAACCTGATGCTTCAACTGCTTCTTCCAAATATTCAGATGCGCTTTCAGAAAGTTTATTTAAAGTATCTTGAATATCATCGTAAACATGTTCCCATGTTCCATCTGGTCGGAGTCTAATCTTCATTATTTGTTTCATTAACCTCTCCTCATAGTGGCAATATCTCGTGCTTGCTCATCAGAGAAGACTGGAACTGCATTTGACTTGTGCATCGTACCAATACCCTTGATGGCAGTGCCAGTATATACAGGATTTGGTTTCTTATAACATGGAGCACCAGTAAAT